CTCGTCGGCCTCGGCCGGCGCGGGCGAAACGATGGTCGGAAGCGCTTACGAGCTGATGCTCGCAAAGCTCTCGATCGACAAACGCCGACTCAAGGAAATCAAGTCGATCGCGCGCAAGATCGAAGTAAAGCGCGCCGAGCTGCTGCCCGAATACGTCGAATACGTGTCGGGCGCGCTGAGTGGCGGGCGGGGCGCACAGGACGATGTTTTAACGACCGTGATGATCTGGCGCGTCGACGTGGGCGACTTCGCCGGCGCGCTCGATATCGCGCGCTATGCGATCGCGAACCGGATGACGCTGCCCGATCAATACGACCGCACGCTATCGACGGCGATCGCCGAAGAATTCGCCGAGGCTTCGCTTTCATCGTTCAAGAAAGACGCGAACGGCGATCGCGTGAGCGTCGCGCAGCTCAACGAAGTCGCGCAGCTCACCGAATCGCACGACATGCACGACCAAGTGCGCGCCAAGCTGCACAAGGCGATCGGTTACACGTTCGAGCGCGACGGCAATTCGCCGGCCGCACTCGAACACCTGCGCCGCGCGCTCGAACTCGACGAGCGCGCCGGCGTGAAACAGGACATTGCCCGCATTGAGAAAGCGAGCAATGCGGCCGGCACCAACGCCGGCCGCACGTAAAGAGCCCACCCCGGCCTGGACGGCGCCGGCTGACGATCGCAACGCCTGACGGTAACGCGATCCGACGCCGGCCCACCGTCCACCCTTTCCCGAGCTGATGCCATGACGAGTTTTAACGCGATCGAAGAACCAACCATCACGCCCGAGTCGGCACCGCCGGCCGACGCGCTGACGATCGAAAACGTCGCATGGTTTCCCTCTGTCGACCTCGCGCACATGCGCGAAGCCGTGCGCCTCACTGGCACCGTCACAACGGCACGACTGCGCGATGCCGCGATCGCCGCGATCGACGAAGTAAATCGCGAGCTGGCGAGCTGGCGCGCGGAACACGAAGCGGCCGGCGTCGCATCGCTCGCCGAGCTGCCGGCCGACAAGATCGGCGGCGAAAGCGTGCAGCTCGCGCGCTATCGGCGAGCCGTCTATTTCCTCGCGCGCGCGGACCTCACCGAGAAGTATCGCGATTTCGATAGCACGAAGTCGGGCGCGAACGACGCCGACGAGCTGGTGACGACGATCGACGCCGATCGCCGCAACGCGCGCCAAGCAATCAACGACATGCGCGGCGTTCCGCGCACAACGATCGAGCTGATCTGATGCGCGTCTATGCACAACAGGGCGATACCGTCGACGCCCTCTGTTTCCGCTACCTCGGCCGCACGCAAGGCGTCGTCGAAACCACGCTCGAAATGAATGCCGGCCTTGCCGATTACGGCCCCGTGCTGCCCCTCGGCCTCGCGGTCGATCTGCCCGACCCGCCGAGCGATCAAACAACGATCCAGCTCGTCAACCTTTTCGATTAACCCGGAGTCGCCAACATGGCCGAACCAAGCACCACCACCCTCGCCGCTGTGTCGGCCGGCATCGGCTTCGCAAGCCTGTTCCCCGGTATCGACGGCAATGCGCTTATCGGCGCTTTCACGGGCGCGGCGCTCGTCGTCGTCACGTCGAAAGACCTGACGCTCGCCAAGCGCTTCGCGTATCTCGTGATTTCGCTGATCGCCGGCTATCTGGCCGCACCCGATGTTGTGAACCACACGCCGATCACGAGCACCGGCGTTGCGGCGTTCTTCGCCGCTGCGCTGGCGATTACGGTCACGCTGCAACTGATCGAGCGCGTCAAATCGTTCGATCTGCTGTCGCTTTTCAAAGGCGGGAGAAACTGACCCATGCACAACCCCCTCGCACTGATCGCATTGATCGCGTACAGCGTCGCGGCGCTGCGCATCCTGTTCTATCGCCGCGACGGCGCGCGGCACCGGCATCACGTTTCATGGTTCGCATGGTTGCTGCTCGTCGCGCTCGGCGGCTCGGCGATCGAGCTGGCCGTGCATGCGAAAACGGTCGGCCTGTTCGAAGCGGCTCGCGCCGTTCTTTTCACTGTTCTCATTTTTGGCGCGCGCGGCAACGTCGCACGCTTACTGCGGAGCGAATGACGATGATTCTGAGAAAGGGCGATATCGGCGACGAAGTGGCGTTGCTGCAAAAGCGCCTCACGCGCGCCGGCTTTCCGGTCGCTGAGACGCACGTTTTCGACCATGACACCGAATCCGCGGTTATGGCCCTGCAGAAAGCGCGCGGCCTCGTGATCGACGGCATCGCCGGCCCGAAAACGCTGATTGCCTTGCCCGGCCTCGCGCTGCCCCGGCACCTGTCCGACGATGACCTCGTGAAAGCGGCCGACACGCTCGGCGTATCGGTCGCGTCGATTCGCGCGGTCAATGAAGTCGAATCACGCGGCGAGGGTTTCTTGACCGATGGCCGGCCCGTGATTCTTTTCGAGCGGCATGTGTTTTACAAGCGCCTCGCGGCGCAAGGCCTCGACGCCGATGCGCTCGCGGCGAAGTATCCGAACATCGTATCGAGCACCGCCGGCGGGTATGCGGGCAAGGCGGCCGAGTATGTGCGCCTCGCGACGGCCGAGCGCGTCGACGCCGACACCGCGCACGAGTCGGCGAGCTGGGGCGCGTTTCAAATCATGGGCTATCACTGGAAAGCCCTCGAATATTCGAGCATCGCCGATTTCGTCGCGCGCATGCAGCGAAGCGAAGCCGATCACCTCGACGCGTTCGTGCGGTTTATCGCGGCCGACACGGCCTTGCTTTCCGCGCTGAAGGGTAGGAAGTGGGCGGCGTTCGCGAAGGGCTACAACGGCCCGAATTACGCGCGCAATCTGTACGACGCGAAGCTCGGCCAGGCATACGCGAAATATGCCGAGCGCGAGAAGGCGGCGGCATGAATGCAATCGCCGCACGCCTCGCGCCGATCGCCCTGCGCGCTGCTGCGATCGCGCTCGTCGTGCTCGCGATCGCGGCCGGCTGGTTTTACGTGAAGTCGCTGCGCGCCGAGCTGGTCGACGCGCAGAACACCGCGCGCACCGCGCAAGAGACGGTCGGCCGGCGCGATGCGACGATCGCCGACCTACAGAAGAAAGAGCGCGAGCACGCGAAGGCGCTCGCGCAGCTCGACGCGAAGCGCGCCGGCATCGCCGCGAGCCTCGCGCAGTCAGAAACCGACTTTGAGGCGTTGAAACATGAAAACGAAGCGTTGCGCGCATGGGCTGATGGCGCTTTGCCTGACGATGTTGTGCGCCTGTACGGCCGCCCCGCGCTCACCGGAGCCGACGAGTACCTTGCAATGCGCGCCCGTCGCGCGCTGCACGCTGCCGGCGACGGCACCGCGCACTAACGACGAGCTGCGCCGCGCGCTCGATATCACCGAGGCGGCATGGGGCGAATGCGCGGCCCGTGTCGATCTGGTTGTCGATTGCCAATCGAAAGCCCTTTCCCTTCCCGGCCCCGAACATGAATAAGTCGAACAGTCTGCGCAAGGCGCTCAATGCGGCCGTTCCGTCGCTCACGACCGATCCCGACAAGCTGCTCGTGTTTATCGACGCCGGCAACATCATCGCAACGGGCGCGGCATCCGGTTCATTCGATTACGCCTATACGCTAAACGTGATGCTGCTCGACTTCGCCGGCGACGCCGATATCGTGTTCGCCGCGCTGATGGCATGGATCAAGCGCAATCAATCCGACTTGCTCACAAACGACGATCTGCGCAAAACGGGCATTTCATTCGAAGCCGATCAACTGACGCAAACGACGGTCGATCTGTCGATCAAGCTCAAACTCACCGAAAGCGTCGTCGTCGGCACCGACGACACCGGCGCGCAAACCATCACGCACGTCGACGAACCCGTGCCCGAATGGGAAGTGAGCGGCCTTTACGATCCCGCTGCGCAATGGACGAACTAAGCGCGCTCGAATCATGGGCGGGCGGGCTGCTGTCGCAGCTCTCGCCGGCCGCTCGTCGCGCTGCACTGCGCGATATCGGCCGTGAGCTGACGCGAAGCCAACGCACGCGCATCGCGCAGCAACGCAACCCGGACGGGAGCGCATACGAGAAGCGCAAGCCGCGCCCGAAACACCTGCGCGACAAGGCCGGCCGCATCAAGCGTGCGGCAATGTTCGCGAAGCTACGGCAAGCGCGCTTTCTGCGCGCCGAGTCTGACGCGCAAGGCCTCGTGATCGGATTCGCCGGCCGTGTCGCACGCGTGGCGCGCATTCACCAATTCGGCGAAAGCGATCGTGTTGCACCGGGCGGCCCACAATACACCTACCCGGCCCGCGTGCTGCTCGGATTCACCGACGCCGATCGCGAAATGATCCGCGATCTACTGCTCAAACACATCGCGCCTTAATCATTCGGCTCACTAAGTTTGTACCCGACACGCTAACAAACGCAGCGTGTCGACTCGCGTGCGCGTGCTCGGCAACATGGAGGCATGAACGCAAACGAATCCTCACGCCAATTTCTGAACGGCATACGCAAAGGCACCGTTGAGTCGGTTGAAGGCGCGCTATGCCGCGTAGTGAGCGGCGATTTACATACCGATTGGATTCAATGGTTCATCCCGTTCGCCGGCGAAACGATCGAGTGGCTCGCGCCCTCGATCGGCGAAGGGGTAATGCTGCTTTGTCCGAGCGGCGACCCTGCGCAAGCTGTCGCGATGCGCGGTTTCTATTCCGAAGATTTCCCCCCGCCGAGCACCGACCCGGCGAAGCATATGCGCGTCTATCGCGACGGCGCATCGATCGAATACGACATGGCCGCCCATGTTCTCAACGCCGTCTTTCCCGATGGTGGAACCGTCAACATCACCGCGCCCGGCGCGGTCAACGTCACGACGAACTCGGCGACGGTTAAAGCCGACGATGTGACGCTCGACGCGGCGCAAACGACCGTTACAGGCTCGATGCTCGTAAAAGGCGCATTCGTATTCGAGAACGGCATGAGCGGCAAGGCGGGCACGAGCGGCGGCCCTGCCGCTGTCATTACCGGCACCGTGGCCGTGAGCGATGACGTGATCGCCGGCGGCAAAAGCTCGGCACATCACAAGCACCTTGAAAAGGGCGACGGGCAACTCGTCGGCGAACCGCAATGATTGGAATGAACGCAGCGACCGGCCGCGCAACGGCCGGCATTACTCACCTGTATCAATCGATCACGAAGATTCTGACGACGCCGATCGGCACGCGCATCGCTCGCCGCGATTTCGGTTCCGAGCTGCCCGAGCTGGTCGACGCGCCGAACAATGGCGCAACGCGTGTGCGCCTGTATGCCGCGATCGCGACCGCGCTGATGCAATGGGAGCCGCGCTTGCGCCTGACCCGCGTGCAGCTCTCGACCGAGCTGACCGACACCGGCGCGGGCGTGCAAGTCGTCGACATTGAAGGCACCACGACCGAAACGGGCGAACCCGTGTCGACGCGCGTGCAGCTCACGAACGGGGGTGCGGCATGAGCGCAACGCCGATCGATCTGTCGCGCCTTTCATCGCCCGATATCGTCGAAACGATCGACTATGAAACGCTGCTCGCCGAGCGCAAGGCGCGGCTCGTGTCGCTCTATCCGGCCGATCAACAAGCCGAAGTCGCGGCGGCCCTCGCGCTCGAATCCGAGCCGATGAACATTGCCTTGCAGGAAAACGCCTATCGCGAAGTCGTGTTGCGCCAACGCGTGAACGATGCCGCGCGCGCCGTGATGCTGGCCTATGCGAAGGGCAAAGACCTCGAACACCTCGCCGCGCTGTTCGAAATCGAACGCCTCACGATCACTGAAGCGGACCCGGCGAACGATATCGACGCCGTTTATGAGGACGACACCGATTTGCGTGCGCGCACGCAGCTCGCACCGCAAGGCTTTTCCGTTGCCGGCCCTGAAGGCGCGTATATCTCGCACGCTCGCAACGCTGACGGCCTCGTGCTCGATGCGTCTGCCGTAAGCCCTGCGCCGAAAGAAGTCGTCGTTACGGTTCTCTCGCGCGACGGCGACGGTACTGCCGACGCTGCACTCGTCGAAAAGGTGCGCGTCGCGCTCGCGTCCGACAACGTGCGCCCGCTCACCGATTTCGTGACCGTGCAGAGCGCGACGATCAAGCAATACGCCGTGCGTGCGACGCTCATTTTCTTCGCCGGCCCCGATCGCTCTGTCGCACTCGCCGAGGCAAACAAGCAAGTCAAGAAGTACACCGACGACATGCACAAGCTCGGCATGGCGATCACGCTCGACGGCGTTTATGCCGCTGCGCGCGCGCCGGGCGTGCAAAAGGTTTTGCTCGCCGAACCGGCCGCCGACATTCCGGCGACGAAACAGGAAGCGCCGTATTGCACGGCGATCGAGCTGGTCGACGGGGGCATTTACAACAATGAGTGATCTGCTCCCGCCTAACTCGACCACGCACGAGCGCAACCTTGCGCGCGTCGGCGCACGCATTAGCGATATCCCGTCGCCGCTGGCCGTGCTGATGGACCCCGATGCGATCCCGCTGCCGCTGCTGCCGTGGCTCGCGTGGCACCTCGGCATCGACGCATGGAAAGACTACTGGCCCGAACAGACCAAGCGCGCCCGCGTCAAGGCTGCTATTCCGATCGCACGTAAGAACGGCACGGCCGCTGCGGTTCGCGAAGTCGTCGCCGCGTTCGGCGCAAACATCGCCCTGCGCGAATGGTTCGAGCTGACGCCTCGCGGCGTGCCTGGCACGTTCGACGTAGTGCTCACCGTTAGCGGCCGAGACGGGCAAGCGCCGACCGCTGCACTCGTCGCCGACATCATTGCGGAAATCGACCGCACGAAGCCCGTGAGCGCGCATTACACCTTCACGCAAGGCTTTTCCATGCAGGGCACGCAGCGCGTCGCGGCGGCCGTTCGACCCGCGCTGTATCGCCGTCTTTCTTTCACGGATATCTGACCTATGGCCGGAACTCTCATCACTATCACCGACGCCGGGCGCGCTGCGCTCGTCGCGCCCGGCAACACGGGCACGAACGCGCATCAAGTCGTAAAGATCGGCCTTGCCTCGGCCCCTTTCGTCGCTGACAAGGGAATGCTCGTGATGCCGAACGAGCGCAAGCGCATCACCACTTTCGCCGGCAAGAATGTCGCGGCCGACACCGTGCATGTGACGCTGAAAGACGACACCGACGATCAATTCACGCTGTACGGGTTCGGCCTGTACCTCGAAAACGATGTGCTGCTCGGCATCTATAGCCAAGCGACGCCGATCATGGAGAAGTCACCGGCCGCAATGCTGCTGCTGTCGGCTGACATTCAATTCACGACGATCGACGCGGCGGCCCTGACGTTCGGCGATGCGACGTTTCTGAATCCGCCGGCGACGACCGAAGTGCAAGGCGTGATCGAGCTGGCGACGCAAGCTGAAGTCGACGCCGGCACCGACACATCGCGCGCGCTCACGCCGAAGACGGCCGCGAGCCGTTACGCCCCGCTCACCGGCGCGGAATTCACCGGCCCCGTTAAGGCGACGGCGCTCTCGACGGATGGCTCGGCAACGCTCGGCGCGGTCGCGATCAAAAGCGCGACGCGGCAAGCGGTTCTCACGACCTCTAACGCTTTTGATGGCCTGACCGTCGAAGCGATGGACCTCGGCAACACGGCGAAAAAGGCGATCGCGCTCGCGCCGTATGGCGGCAAGGTACTCGTCGGCACTGTCGCCGATGACGGCATCGGCCTCGTGCAAATCGCCGGCCTCATCACCGCGCAAACGCCACCGGACGGCGACGTATCGAAGCGCCTCGCAACGACTGAATGGGTAATCGCCGCGATCGCCTCGGCCTCGATCGGCTCGATCGTCATTGAGCCGCGCACGAGCGTTCGCGCTGGCTTTCTCAAGCTAAACGGCGTTGTAGTCCGTCGCGCGGACTATCCCGCGCTATGGGCCTATGCACAGGCGAGCGGCGCACTCGTGGCCGAGAGTGCATGGGCCTCGAATAATTGGGGCTGTTTCTCGACTGGCGACGGCGCGACGACCTTTCGCTTGCCCGAAGTGCGCGGCGAATTCCTGCGGTTTTGGGATGACGCGCGCGGCGCTGACGCGAGTCGCGCGATCGGCACCTATCAGGTTTCGCAAAACGCATCGCACACGCACACCGCGAGCGCTGCCGCTGTCGGCGATCACGTTCATACCGCATGGACCGATTCGCAAGGCTGGCACGGGCACCACGGCGGCACGACCTATAACGGCGATCACAACCACGCGCTAGACCAACAAGTGCCGCAATTCACGCCAGGCGGCGACACCGATCGCGGCTCGACGTTTAGCTATTTCTCGATCGACAACGCCCGCACGCCTTATACGGGCGTGAACGGCGGTCACACGCACGTATTCGACACGGACGGCGCGGGCACGCACGGCCACAACGTCGGCATCGGCGGCGCTGGCAATCACACGCACACGCTCACCGTCGCGGCGGCCGGCGGCACCGAAGCACGGCCGCGCAACGTCGCAATGCTCGCAATGATTCGCGCTTACTAAGGATCTGAAACCATGTTGATTCATCAATACGACGCCGAGACCGGCCAATACATTTCTAGCCGGCTGGCCGACCTCGACCCGCTGAACGCCGATCGTTGGCTCGTGCCCGCATTCAGCACCGTCGACGAGCTGCCGGCCCGCCTGCCGCTGACGTGGCCTTTCTATCGCGATGGCGCATGGGCGCTGCTGCCGGACTATCGCGGCCGGATGCTGTACCGCCAAGCGACGGGCGAGCCGGCCGAAATCCTCGTCGCGGGCACCACGCCGGCCGAGCACGGTTTGACCGAAGCACCGCGCCCCTCGGATGACTACACGTTTCGCGATGGCGCATGGGCGATCGACCCGGCAATCGTCGCGCAACGCGTGCGCGCCGCTGCAATGGCCGAGTTTGACGTGCGCATGTCGCACGCACGGGCGACGAATGCGGGCAAGGCCGACGCTTATGCGGCCGGCTTGCTCTCGCGTGAAGAGGCGTATTACTTCCGCGCATGGTCGGCCTATCAGCTCGACCTCGTGCGTGCGATCCAGCGCGAAGGGTTCCCCGACGCCGTGCGCTGGCCCGACGAGCCGGCATCGTTCGAAGTCGCGAGCGCGCCGGCGATGGCCGAATACGAAGCCCGCATGGCAAAGGCCGCGACCTTCACCGATGGCAAGGCCGACGCTTATGCGGCCGGCGAGCTGTCGGCCGAGGATCAATACAACTATCGGAACTGGGCGGCCTACGCGGACCAACTGACACGCGCGCTCGATCGCGAGACGTTCCCGCATGCCGTTGTATGGCCCGACGAGCCGGCCGCCTACGTGGCACCGCCGGAGCAACCGGTAACGATGCCCCCGAGCACCGAACCCGCGCCGGAAACCCCGGCCGATCCCGCGTAACGCCGCAAGCGTCGCGAGCTGCAACCCGCCCTTTCACTGCCCTTTTTTAAACAGGAATTCATATGGCAACTGATTACCACCACGGCGTGCGCGTACTCGAAATCAACGAAGGCACGCGCCCGATTCGCACCGTATCAACGGCCGTTGTCGGCTTCGTCGCGACCGGCCTCGATGCTGACGCGGCAATGTTCCCGCTCGATACGCCCGTGCTGCTGACCAACATTCAAGCGGCGATCGGCAAGGCCGGCGACAAGGGCACGCTCGCGCGCACGCTCGAAGCAATGTCGGCACAGGCGAAGCCCGTCACTGTCGTCGTGCGCGTTGCTGACGGCCTCGACGATGCCG